TAGAAGAGATAATAAGCCTATACCTAAAGTTAAGAAACTTAATCTAAAAGGTTTACTTAATAAATATGGCAAGAAATCGTCCTAAAATATCTAACAAATTAATAGATATGTCTAGGAAAGATTGGGAATATTTAATAGAACAATATATCAAAGATGAGCTTGATAGAAAAATTACAATCTTATATTATTTAGATGGTTGGTGCCAAGAAGATATTGCAGCAACCACAGAGCTTTCTAGGAAAACAATTATGACACATTTAAAGAAAAGTTTAGAGATAATTATGAAGCATATTTAATGCTTCTTTTTTTTATGCACAAAAACTTCCCATAACTTACCCACAGTACAGCTTAGTAAATAATATACTTTAGATATAGAAGGGAGCAGATGGTATGCAAGATTATATTTCAGGGGTACATAATCTTAAATTAGTTCATATCATGTTGCTCCTTTTTTAATTTTAAGGAGATGAATGATTATGTATCAACAACCTATTATGAATGGTTTTAATCCACAACCTGCTATTGACAGAATAAATTCACAAATGGCTGAATTAGAAAGACAAAAAGCACAATTACAACAACCTATGCAACCAACTAGCTTAACACAAAACTTTCAAATAGCACCTACTAATAGAGAAGTTATTAGGTATGCTGATTCAATGGAAGAAGTACAACGAGATATGGTTATAGGTGACACTCCATACTTTAGTAAAGATATGAGTATTGTATGGGTTAAAAATACTAAGAATGAGATTAAAACATATGAGCTAACTGAGATAGTTCCTAAAGACGAGAAAGATGTAAAGATAGAATATTTAGAAGCTCAGATAGCAGAATTAAAGAAAGGAATGATAGTAAGTGAATCCGATGCAAATGTTGATGAATCAGTTGAAGATGAAAAATCCTCAGGCATTTCATCAATACGAGGAAATAAGAAAAAGCAATAATCCTCAACAATTTTTATCTCAAATAACAAATGGCTATACTCCTGAACGACTAAGTCAATTTAAACAATTTGCAAATAATTTTGGTATTACAAATGAGCAATTACAACAATATGGTATTAGCTCTAAATAGAGTTGATATAAATTTGTAGAAAGGAGTCTGTATATGAATAGTTCAAATGGTATTGTTCCAACTATGGAAATAGCCAGTGCAAATGGTTATCCATATCCAATGTACAATAACGGTGGTTTCTTTGGTGGTTCTGATGGTATTTGGGGAATTATTCTTTTGGCACTGTTATTCAATAATGGTTGGGGTGGATTCAGTGGCAACGGATTTAATAATGTTGCTACTACTGATTATATCTCTAGTGAATTTACACAAAGAGATATTAACTCAGGATTCCAAAACACTAATAACTTAATTGCCAATGGATTCAGTGACACAGCAACTAACATTTGTAGCTTAAAATCAGATGTTTTAGAGAATCGTTATGCTGCACAATTATCAGCATGTAACACTCAAAGAGATATTTTAACTCAAACAAACGAGTTAAATACTAATTTATTAACTACTGCATTACAAGCACAAGCTAAAATGGATGACTGTTGCTGCACTCTAAGAGCTCAAGGAATTGAAAATACTCAAAAGATTCTTGACGTTCTTAACCAAAATACTATTGATGATTTAAGAAGTCAAGTAAATGACCTTAAAAACACTATTACTGCTAATGGAATAGGAACTTCAATAGTAAATCAAGTAAGACCATACCCAGTACCTAGTTATATAGTATCTAGTCCATATCAATCAATATACAATGGTTTCTATGGTTCTAACTGGTATGGAAATACAATTATCTAGCATAATGTCAATATGACAATCTCAATAGAGAACTTGCTAAATTGAACAGCTCTGAACAGAGTTGAACAGTAGAGATAGGCAAGTACTATCTCTTTATTTTATAAAAATGCACAATATTATTCAAAATATTGTGAAAAAATCACAAAAATGCACAAAATATCACAATCTATTGTGCAAAAATAGAAAGGAATGATAATATGATACAATCTGTGAGTGAAAACGAACTAACTTTAACTTCTAATACTGCTCCAATACCTTTTGCTGATACTGATTTAAGAACTGCTAGTGCAAATTGTTTTAACGGATGGTTAAATCACAATGAGGGCTCAGCACAATTTAATTTAGTTGAAGGAGGTATTTATGAAATAGAATTCAATGCCAATGTCACAAGTGCAACAGTGGGTGTTGTTGGTTTAGGAATATATGCTGATGGTATTAAATTAAATGGTGGAGAAGCTGATGCAGTAGTTGCAACAGCAGGAGAATATAGTAATGTATCTATCAAAAAATATGTAAGAGTATGTGGTAGAGGTAGTGTTACTGTTACTATAAATAGTGTGCCTACTATAACTTATAGTGGTGGTGGAACACCTGTTGTAACTGATACGGAAATTCCTATTGTTAAGAATGCTAATATATCAATAAGACGCTATGCCTGAATGCTGACTTTTTATTAACAGTGGGCTAGGGAGTATAATATTGAAATATCAACTTTAAGGACAAGAATAAGTCGTGGCTGGAATATAGAAAGAGCATTAAATGAAAAAACACATTTAAATTATAAAGGAGTTAAAAATGCGTAACAATACAGTAGATAACTTAAGTCTTATATTACAGACACTAAGTTTAGAAATATTATTTAAAGACTTTAACAATAGTGATTTGATGCAGGAATTACAAAAACAAGATAGTGAATACTTAGAAAAGATAATAAAACAGAACGAAGAAATAATTACTTTACTAAAAGGAAAGGAGGAAAAGTAATGGAAATAATTAGAAAAGTTAAAGACGAAACTGAAAAACTTATAGAGAAAGTATTAGAAGAAGGAATACCTAGTGGTAACAACTTAGAATACTTAGATAAACTAGTAGATATACAAAAAGATATATCTGAAATGGAAGGAAGTGGTAGTGTGCATTACGGAAATTATGGCACTTACGATAGATATGGAGAAAGATACAGTGACAATTATGGTGAAAGATACGGTAGAAGAATGAGAGATAGTCAAGGCAGATTTATGGGAGATGATATCAGAAGCAAATCTGAAGAAATACTTGAACACCTAAATAGACACTATGGAAACTACTCAGGAAGTAGAGCTATGTATAATCGTGGTGAATACGGTGCTAAAGATGATGAAATGCAAAGCCTAAACTATATGTTAGAAAGCGTAGTTGACTTTATAGCTATGCTTAAAAGAGAAGCTAAAACCCAAGATGAAAAAGATTTAATTAAAAGATATATGATGACATTAGGAAACATGTAATGTATAAGTTTTATAATGCCAACTCTAAAGGCAATTATGTTAATGATTGTGTGGTAAGGTCAATCTCAGTAGCTGAAGGCAAGTCTTGGGACGAAACATATGAAGAGCTAAGTGATATAGCACAAAGAGAAGGTATACTTTTAGATGATGTTGAATTTGTAGAGGATTATTTAGATAAGAGATATGATAGACAATGTCATAAATCAAAGACTGTTGGCGAGTTTGCTGCTGAGTATCCTGTTGGTATTTATTTAGTAACAATGGAAGGACATATAACAGTCGTGGTTGATGGTACTGTGTTTGACATCTTTGATTGCCGACCAAAAAGAATGTGGTGTAGCTGGAAAGTATCCGATTAAAATAGCACACAGTGATGTGTGCTTTTATATTGTAATATTGTTATAAATGTGTTATAATCAAACTGAATAAATATAATAATACAAAGGAGGTATTTAATATATGGCAAATAAAAAATTAACACCAACAATTAAAACTAATACTACAATTACTACAGCAGCAGGTAAACCTGTTTTAACCCCACAGTACACGCTTGAAATGCCTGCTCTTAATTCAACACAAACAAAAAAAGTAGATCCTAATATCGGTAAAACAAGCCCATACGTGGCTCCATTACAAACTTATCCAACAACTAAAAAATCTACAGGAAGTACAGGTGGAGGAAGCACAACAAGTACTTTAAAAACTTATTTAGATCAAATGATAAATGCATATACACAAGGAGCAGAGGCAAACAAAGCAACTGCAAAGTCAACTTATGATCAAACTGTAGCAGATGTAAATCGTGCATACGATACAACTGCAAGTAATTTATTAACTTCAATAAATAGATTTAGAGAACAAAATGCACAAAATGTAGCAGATCAAAAGAAAGCTTATTTATCTAATCAAGCTGCTTTAGAGTCTGCAAGGAGCGAAGCTGATAGACAGACTAGAATAGAAGCAGCAGCTAAAGGTTTAGGAGGAAGTGGTTTAGCACAATTAGCACAACTTCAAAACTTAATTAATCAAAGTCAAGATGTAAGCGAGGTTGCTAACGAAAATCAAAGTGCTATGGACACTTTAAGAAAAGCACTAGCACAATCTGAGGAAGATTATAATACTAACTTAACTAACGCACAGACAACAAGAGATACTGCTCTAAGTAATGCATTATCAAATTATAATAATACAATACAAGGAATTGATGCTGATTTAGCTGATAAAATTGCAAATGCTAGTTGGGATTTCGGAACAACTTCAGCAAGCATGTCAAGAGGTGGAGGATCTTCATCAGGAGGAGATAATTATGCAAGTTCTATTGGAGGTTTATTAACCATGACAGAAAAGACACTTTCTGACGAACTAGAAAATATAAATAGTATGACTGCATCACAATTAAAGAAATCAAATTATAAAACAACTAATAAAGAGCAAGCATCTAAACAAGCCTATAATAACGCAAAAAAGGCTATTAATGGATATATAGGTGATTATGGAACAGATTATAATAATTTGTATAATATAGGATATAGTAATTTGGAAAGTATATACAATAGATATAAGAAAGTATAAATGATAAAGGAGGTATAATAATGGCTAAACAAACTCCTTTGGAGAAACTAAATAAAAGATATAATGTTTCAAATAAAAACAAAACATCTTTATCAAATACAGATAAGATGCAGAAACAAGTTGATAATTATAAAACTAGATTAGAAGCAGCAGGTTCTGATTATGATGCATCAGATAACAGAAATGCACTAGAGAAAAAACTTAATTTAGAGAAGGACCAAAATGTCCTTTTTGACATATTAGAGCTGATAAATAGACCACAAAATGCATTATTAACAGGTATTAATAATGCACTAAGTGGTGATAACTTTTTTGAAGGATTAAAAGAAGGTATTACAGGGGAAACAAAAACCACTGGTAAAAATATTTTAGTTGATCAACTAGGTATGGAAGATGAGGAAGGAAAATTAGATTGGTCTGATGTTTTAGGATTTGGTGTTGATTTAGTAACGGATCCAATGGATTGGGCTTTAATTCCATTAACAGGAGGTGCTAGTAAAGTAGCTGAGGTAGGAGCAGATGCAGCACAAGCAGCTACTAAAGGAGCAAAAGCTTTGAAAGCAGCAGGTAATGTAGCAGATGCTGCTAAAGTTGCCTCAAAAGTTGATGATGTTGCTGACGCTGCTAAAGGTTTAAAATTTGTATCAGGATATGACTTATTAGGAAAAGGTGTTGGTAAAGCCTTTAAAGGCACTGGTAAACTTGCTGATAAGGTAATTGAAGGTAGTTTAGGTGCTATTGATGCTAAGAATGCTAAGAAAATACAAACACTAATTGATAAAGGAATGGATGCAACAGAAGCAGCAAGAGCTCTAAATGTTAATCCTAATAAACTAGGCTTGTATCAAGACCTTAAAAAAGGTGCTAAAAATATTTTAGATAGCTCTAGTAATTTAGGAGGGCTTGTTGGTAAGAGTAGAGAAGTAGAAGGAACTTCTGAGTTAGTTAAAAAGACAGGACAATTTGCTGTTAAAGAATTAGATGATGAGGCTAGAAATATAGCAGAACAAATAGCAAAAAGAACTGGAACTACAGTTGATGATGCCTACAATAAAATAGCAAAAACAATTAATACTGCTGTTGAATCTAATTATGATTGGGCAATTCGTGGTGATGAGATATTAAATGAATTTTCTAAAAAGAAAACGCTGGATTTATTTACTAATGAGCAAGCAGAAAAGTTAGTAAAAGAACTAGGAGATTACGGTATAAAAGCTGATATAAAAAACGGTAGATATGTTAATTTATTAGATGACAAGAAAAAACTAAAACCACTAATAGATGAGTTCTCATTAAAAACTTTTGGAGATAGATTAAGTGCTGAAGATTTAGCTGATATAACAGAAGCAACTGATTTCATAAAGAATAATCCAGAGCTTAATGAGTTTTATAAAAAAGTTAATAACTCGGTGAGTGATTTAGCAAAAACAAGTGATATGATTACAGGTTTAAATACACAAGAAATAGCTAAACAAGGATATGTACCACATGTATTAACAGACGATGCTAAAGAACAACTTAGAGTAGCAGGTAGAAGTAATAATCAATTCAATACAAGAAAATATAAAATGACAGCTAAT